CCGTCGGCAATCGCAGTCCAAGCAACCTTAGCCAGATTGACCAGTTGCTCCCACATGCTTTTCAGCCCTGTGGTAATGGTCTCCCACGCGATGCCGCCATACACGTAGATGTAGTCGCCGATAGTCTTGATCTTGTCCCACAACTCACCCGTCAGCGCCATCTTCAGTACGCTGAACGCAGGTCCCAAGATGCCAAGCTTCTGACCAAGTACACCGAACGCTATGCCATACGCAACTAGGTTTCCTACACCAGGCCAGCTAAGCACCTCGTTTAGGAAGCTGAGCATGTCGTTGACGACCTTCACAACAGCTGGCGACGCGAGAAGTTCGATCTTGCCAAAGGCCGCTACCAAGTTCGGCAGCATCTGGAGGATTTCCAGAATCTCCTTCTTGTGCTGCGTAAATAGGTTCTGGAGTGACGCTTGACCCTTAGTTGACGACAGGTAGTTGTGTAGGTGCGTCAGCATCCGGGTGATCGTGTCGATGATCGACTGACCAGTATGCTGATCTGCTCGGAACACATCCGCTATGACTAAGGCAACTTCTTTGCCGAAGGCTACAAGGGAATGCCAGTCACTGAACAATGTGTTGAAGAAGTGATGCCACTTGTCCTCGCCAATCGGTGAGTTCAAGTACCGTACGAACCTATCCAAGGTGTTCAGGAACCCGCCCGACTGTCCTGCTGCATAGTTTAGCATCTTGATCAACGCCTCGACGCCGTTGACAAAGATGTCCATCGCCTTGGGCAGGTTGTCTGTGAAGCGTTGTTCGAACTCGGTGAAGAACACCTCACCCGGGCCTTTGAGCCAGGCAAACAGAGGCTGCAGACCTGCCTGGATAATCTTCATGTTCTGGGTAGCGAAGTTGCCGATGATAGGCAAGAAGCCTTCAGCAACCTTGACACCCTGGTTGATTATCTCGGCACCGATCTTCTCCGCCGTACCCGTGTAGGCATCGAACATCTGCTTGAAGACCTGGATCTGTGACGCTGCAGCAATGACAGCAGTCCGAGCAATCGGACTGAAAGCTGCTAGGTCGTAGTTCAGTTGCTTCTGGGCTTGAGCAGCTTGAGTCGAGTTAGCACCATACAAGGCGATAGCCTGGTTCAAGCTGTTCATGTCCGAGTTAACGGTACGAATGTCACCGGCTGCCTGACCGATACCGGCCATATCAGTGCCCATGCCGACACCTGCTTGTGTCAGCATGCCAGCACCGAGAATGCCGCCACCGAGTAGGCCTCCGGCGACTGTTGACGCTAGTCCAGCGCCTGTCATCAGAACGTGTTCAGGACCAAAGCCTGCTAACGCCCCTAGACTACCGAAGTGAGGTAGTCCGCCAAGTGCTCCAAGCCACGGTATGTTGCCAAGGATACCGCCGCCTCCACCGCCCATAATCAGGCGACGTAGGCCACCTCCAACAGCTCCACGAGCACCCCAAGCACCAAGAAGGCCCCCTGCAAGGAGGGGGCCCCAGAAGGCGTTCTGACCACCGCCACCGTCACCACCTACTGGTGCAACGACTTCAGGCGCGATCCTGACTTTTATGTCCTTACTTGCTGCTGCCTGAAGACCTCCGATCTCCGCCATGGCCTTTTCGTAGCCATCTATGAACAGCTTCTTGGTGATTGGATCTCTCGACCAAGCTGCTATGGCGGCTTCGACTTCGGCCAGAGCCTTCTCGTCGATTTCCAGCTTCTTGGTGATCGGGTTCTCAGCGTAAGCGTCCGCTTCCTTCTTCGCAGCCTCTAAGCCTGCAATGAAGGGGTCCTGGTTAAGGTCAAGATCAGCCTCAATGGAACCGGCATTAAACTCAGCCACCGCGAATCACCGTGAGTCCCATCTCCTCGAATGAGCCTAACCCCGCGCCAAGCGGGTCGGCCATTGCGTCAGCGCCTACCTCCTCGTAATGCATCAGTTCTTCTTGCTCCAAGCCTTCGACGTACATGCGCTGCTGCCACCAAGGCAGAACACGCCACTGCTCGACACTAAGGCCGAGATACCGTCGGGCTAAGTATAGAACTGTTCGTTCGCCTGGCCCGCCACTCAGGTTCTCGTAGCGGGCATCGGCACTTCCGGGAGTATAAGCGTCCCAACCAGCCACCCGAGGAAGGCTGTTCGTGCACGGAAGGGCAATGCCTGGATCTCGTCGAACGACGGCTGACCTGAACAAACATCAGCCGCCATATGCAGGACCTTCTCGTCGGACTCCGAGGTATCCCGCTTGAGGATGGTGGAGATCGACGCTACCATCTGTTGGGGAGTCATGGAATCACGATCCCCTTCAGGCGCTGGCGTAGAAGCAATCAAGTCCGCTATCGCGTTCTTGAAGTCCTGAATCTGGTCCGACGACGGCTCGGGTATCGGACCCGAGCCCCCGTACGGCTCGAAGTTGTAGGTAAGTTCGCTTACCTCGTCCTGAAGTACGAAACTGCCCACTGGGCCTCCTAGGAGTGTGGAGCGGTGAAGTCGTAGATGGAGATTTGGCCGATCGGACACACCGAGCTGAAGTCAACTTGGTACATCCGCTTTGCAGCCGCACGACGCAGTGCCGCACTCACGTTCGTAAGGCTTGTTGCCTGCGGAACGTAGAGCCACCTCGGATACGTGAGTCGGTTCGCCATGATCAGAGCCACGGCGTACGTCAGCACGGTATCAGTGGGACTCAACAGCGTATACCCAGGCGTTGACCCTGGACCAGAACCCGGAGCGACTGCCGAAGACACCATGTTGTAGGCGATTGATAGTGTCTGGGCAATGTCTTCCGAGAGCTGGCCACCGATAGTCAACGTCTGGGTCGTGACTTCTGTTGCCACAGGGGTTGACTGTTCCTCGATGTTAATCGCCTGCGTGGTCTTGTTCGACGCAAACGTCCAACCTTGGTCAGTCGCTCCTACAGGAACCCAGAGCGGAGACGTGATGGTCAACGTTCCACCTGTGATGCCCGTTGGTGTAAGCGTCCACGTACCACCGATGAGGCGCTCGGCCAGCGAGATGCTGAACGGCGTCCCTGTGGCAGTGAGAGGCCCACCCGTGACGTTCACTTCGGAGGCTAGAGCCGCACCTCCTGGGAACGCTGCCAACGCAGCTACGATTGCCGTCTGCAACTGTGCTGCAGTGACGCTGTACTGCTGCGCCGCTGTCGTGTACGGCGTGCCTTGGTACGTATACGTCAATGTAAACGTACCAGCCGTTAGTGCACCGCTCGTCGAGATCGTAGCCGCTGACCACGGAATCAACGAGAACGGATCGGTCATGACCGCTGATACAGGCGACGGACATGGCGTGAACGCCGGTGCGACCATACACGCAGCCTGACCTACGACTACGTTGTTGCTGTTGTATAGCTGACCAATGGTCACTCGACTACCACCTCCTCAACAAGTACCCCTACGTTTGCCGCGTGTTCGTACACGGCTTGGACTTGGTCACTAGGCACCGGAGAAGGGTCAACGCCGACAACTACATCGCCAACGACGATTGACTCTTGCCACGGTTGTGGAATGATTCGCATCTCCACGTCCCCGGCGTCTCGGGCCTCCTTGGCCGGGGCCTTAGCCTCCGGCTCTTTGTCTGTCACTAGTATACCACCTCCCAGATGTAGTTGCAGTAGAAGTGGTATCTATCACCATCGTCCTTTTGGACTAACGCCGGAGCGCCTCCAGATCGCACGATCGACAACGTCCACTTCCCGTTGATGTGCTGCGACTGGTCGATCGACAACATCGCACGGTCGCAATCTTGCGCTAACTGTTCACTACCCGTGTAGTCCATCTGCGGACCCACGGTTCGAAGCTGCACACCTGCTCTATCGAACACCTCCTCCGAATCTAAGCCACCTCCAGGCCACAACGTGATGATTACCAACGCCTCCGGCGCAATGTCCGTTGCATCGATGTCTGCACTAGGACCTGGAGTGAAGGTAGGCATAGGATTGTACGTACCGAGGTTAGTCAGATAGTCCGTCAGCAAAGTCTGAACGTCTACTAGACTAAGCACGCTTCTTACCTCGTCCTAGCGGGAGTACAACTGGGTGAATCTTTGCTACCGTAGGCACGATTCGTATGGGTCGCTTCGATGTGATCTTACGGTTCCCTGGCCAGGGGTTCGGGAACATATCCGACCACATTTCGTGCAGGGTATCGAGCTCCTCGTCAGATAACCGAGGCCAAATGGGTGGACGGTCGTAGACTATCGCACCGTCATGATCCACCCACGGATGTGCAGATCCTTGGAGTACGCCCCACTCCTTTGGTGCAAGGAGTGCAGACGCCCTGGCGAGAATCTCCACGTTCTCGATCATCCCAGCTTTCGGACCCTCTACGCCTAACGCAGTTGCTGCAAGGTTCTCCATGAATACGGCCATGTTGGCCTGGAAAGGAACAGACAAGTACATCGCCTGCCCACCTCGCGGGTGATTCCAACCCACTTCGTAGTGCTGACGGTGTGCATACGCTTGATCGAACTCTACATGTCCGCTCAGCGTGCCATCGCCAACACGAGCGATCAGTTGGTCTATTCGCCCGTCGAAGGTTGAACCCTCAATAGACATAGCCCGGCCACTTATACAGAGGCCAGCCGCCCATTGTATCGCCACCAGAAGACGTAGCTCGGCCAGTGAGGTCGAAGTCCCAGACGTCGAACAGAGGTCCGTAGAATGGGTTCTCGACATCGCCAGTGAACACATCTGCCGTAGGCATTTGTGCGCTAGGCATCGCGGTCGTACCTGTGAAGATGCCGGCCAACCGCTCGATCGCCTGGCTGTACCGCAAATAGACAGGATCCAGTGCTTCGAAGTCCTTCGACCGACGCCAGACACAGGTAGCAAGAAACGCTGCTATGTCTCGCGTCCAGTACGTGACCATCGCTGGAACCGAGTCAGAAGGCGCATAAGGCCCACCGACGTAGGTGTCTACTATGGACGAAGCCTCTGCAACCGAGTCCTCGAGTGTAGGGTCGTCCATGTCTGCTGCGGTGTTGGTGCCTGAGGTCTGCCCGTCAGCTGTGAGAGCGTTCCTCACGTCGACGACCGAGCAGTAGTTCACGACGCCGACTTGTTCGCGCCTTGTGCCTTACGCGGCGTGCCTTCTTCTGTCCCAGCGTCGGATTCTTGAGATGATTCTCGTTCCTTCGCGGCACTTTCGTCCTCGATGCAGTTCAGGTCCTTGAGAACCTGAAGGCGGGCCGGGTCGAGGTCATTCAGGTCGACGATGTCGCCTTCATGGTGCTCGACAATGCGGTTCGGCGTCCCGTCAGGTCGGAAGCCGGCTGCCGTATCAATCTCGTCGAGGATGTCGACGAGAACTACGTATCCCATGTCACCTCCCTCCTAGCAGGCGGTCAGGATAACAGCCGCTAGCGGCTGGTCCAGGCCCATTGCGGAGCGGCGGTTGACGTCGGAACGCCATGTACGCCGCGGCTGGTCGCGGTAGAGCGGTGTGGCCTGCAACGGCTCCTCGTCTGAGTAGAAGCCGACAGTCCCACGCTCCATGATGAGCACGCTGCTGTCAGGTAGCGCACCACCCGACTTGGTCACCAGAACGTCCAAGTTCAAGATCTTCTGCGGAAGAACACCCGTGTACTGCAGGTTCTCGTCCGCCAAGTTGCCTTGGTAGATCTGGTTGAACTGGGCCGACGACAGCAGATTGTACTTCTGCGTCTCCGTGATCACCATGGTGTCCGCGAAGAAGTTCAGGAAGTTCTGCGCCTGCGCTCCAGTCACAGCGTTGTTGACCGTCTTGACGCCCTTCAGGATGTCCTGACGGATGTTGGTCGAAGTCGCCCATGCTGTCGAAACAGCGAAGGTCGGCACCGACGGATTGGCCAGGAAGAGGTTGAAGAACGAGTAGTCCCAGTCACGCCGAAGCGTGTTCCTGACCTGGTTCATCTGGATGTTGACCATGTCGATCTTGTTTCGCATCCTCATCTCATCCGAGATCAGGATCGACAGACCACGATCAACAGTTGCAGCCACGGTCGGGATGCCGAGGCTTGTCTGCGCGAACATGTACTCGCCGAACTCAGCACGAATCGCCGCTGACGTGTTTGCGAACAGCGGTGTCGACTGATAGAACTCGACGAGCCCAGAATCGTTCGAGCCTGCATTGCGCAGGATCGAGTCCGAGATGAACTGGTTCTGCGCGATCTCGAGAATACGCCGAGGTACAACGGTCGGGTTCTTCACGAGATCGTTTACGGTTACGCGCGGGCCGTCGTAAACCGCCTGAATGGGCATGATTGTTGACATATCTCACCTCCTCCTAGCTGATCGACAGCGACATTGCGCCGACAGCGCCGGCACCAACGCCTGCTGGTTCCATACAGATCCCGACTACCGTTCTGGCATCAGGCGCAGCACCAGCAGGTGTGACCTGGCCGTTAGCAGCGGTGATAAGCCGCTGACCGAATGTGGCAGCCGCCGCATACGTAACGGGATAGATCCCCTCACTAGCAACGGCAACTTGCGCCGGGTAAGGCGCAAGGTTGACGGCAACTGGTGCTCCAGGAACCGTCGGTGCTTGGCTGGTGGCCGCCGGGATCGCGTCCTCAAGAGCGATACCGATACACACGAATGACCCAGCACCAGAAGGCTGAACGCCTCCAGCTGCTCCGTCAACGAGCTGACCACCAACGACCTGCGCGAGGACCGTACAAGTCTGTGGTCCACGTGCAAACCGCGGGGTTACTCCAGGCACTACTCACCTCCTCCTACTGGTCGCGCCACGCGTCGAGCAGGCTGTCGGCGACCGCCTCTTCGGTTTGACCCTCGAAGCCGGCCGACGAGCCGCGCTCTTGCGCGAGCTGGATGAAGCCTTCGGTCTCATGCAGGATGTCCCGCACGACCTTGGCTACGTCGATTTTGTCCCCACCGTGACCGCTCAGGTCAATGACCGGAGCGTTCGGCAACTCGAGAAGTGGCTTAGCAAGCATGACGATGTGCGGTGGCACACCCTTGTCAATCCACTGACGCTGCTCGTTGACGAACTTCTGCCGAGCCAGGTCGAGCTCCAACTCCTCGATTCGACGAGTGTTGGCCAAATCGAGAGTCACCTGACCCTCACTGCCAGACAAGCTAGCAGTTATCAGGTCCTCCTCGGAGTCTAGAGCGTCCTGCTCTAGATCGTCCAAGTTCGGTGCACCCTCGACAGTGTTCGGTGGCGGAGCATTGTGTACGACGGGCGGATCCCCCGTCTGTTGTGACATTTGCACCTCCTCGTTGGTTATGTCCATGGTGTCCACCACCTCTTCTGATAGTGACACCTCCTGCCAGGAAGCCATTCCCGTTACACGCGGATCCAGCGTTCCCAACACGTGTTGGATTGCGCGTGGGAACTTCTGTCCGTCTGCGCGCTCCAGTCCTTCAATGATCCGAGCCGATACGCCCAACTTCGGGTTCGATCGGATCAGTTCAGATGCGTCCGGGGTGAGATCGAGAAGCACGTCCAGACCGCTGTCAGTGACCTCAACACCTTTGACCTCACCCCGGAACCTTTCTGGATCCATGGTATGTGAGTTGTCATCCTTCGCCAGCAAGAACGCAACCTGGTCAAACGCCTGGCCTCTGAACGCTGACGCCAGATCCGTCAGATACTGGTGGTCGAAGCTGATCTTCCGGCCCTTGTAGTCGATTGTGCCCAGAGGTAGGACTTGTTTTCTCCACAGGGTCGTTGATAGTTCAACTGCGTCTTGCCTGTCCAGCGGTGCCAGCAATGCGAGCTCGCCGGGCATTTTAACCACCTCCTTCGATTGTAGGTAGAATGGGTGTAACGTACCATTGCACTTGAGGACTACACCCTTGTCCTGCACCTTCAGTCTGTGCCTGGGCGTACCACTTTCCAGTTGCGTCAGTGGTGTCCAGCCACACTTCAAACTGCCCTTGAGCAGTACGGCCTATCACTCCGACCGCAGGAGACTGAACCGAAGACCCATCCCACGCGCTGTGCAACCACTGCACTTCCTTCTGCGGACCAGTACCTGGTATGTACAAGATGGTCACTGTCTCGGGGTCGATCCCGTTGTTGAACGTCTCGGTATCCATAACCGAAACGGTCAAGTGTGCAAGATCACCCGATTCGAAGGAGCGTACAGCGCCCGTCCACTCGACGTCGAGCGTGACGAAGCCAGGCTGCACAACGGTGGGATCAGGTGCAGAGCTCACGAAGTCGTTCCGTCTGCGTTCCAGTTATCAGGAATCAGGTCCGCCCAACCCTTTGAACGAAGCGTACGCATGATGTACCGCCGAATCGTGGGCTTGTCGCCTTTCGCAAGCTGCACCATGTGAACAGCCCGGCTCGCCAGGACGCGATTTGTAAGGGGAAATCGGGCTCGTCCCGGCGAACCGGACTCATGAGGCAGCGCCTCGCCCTTCTTAAGTGCAGCCTTCCGAGTCGCAGCGTTGGGGGATGGTACGCTGGAGTCGGTTACTGCAAGGTCGACAACATTGCCCCACGGATCATAGGTCTGTGAGTAAGAATGCGTAGCCTTATCGGCTCGTTTCGCCTGGGCCGCCGTCCGAACAGCGCCAGGAGGTGGCGAGGTGCCTTGGATCTGCCCGGACGACGGAGTTGCGGGTACGTGTCGGGCGTCTGGAATGTTCGGCGAACGCTGTTGACGACTGATCCCGGTCTGCTTCTGAGGCTTGGGATCTCTGAAGTTCGGGTCTTGCGTCTGTCGGTTCGCGCCAGAAACCCTAGAAACCTTCATCGTAGCGGCGATTTCACGCGGCGGAGGCTGCAACCCAGTCACATTCGAGCCGCTTGGCGCAGTATGCTTACCTCCGCCCGTCTTTGGACCTGAGTCAGGCGCTGTTACAACGTCCGTACCCATGGCGGTCGACCGCGCTGTCTGTCTGCGATTCGGTCCCAACGCGGGGTAACCGGTGTTCGCTTCGCCAGTACCTACTCCTCCAGGGCCGGGCCCGCCCCGCATTTGCGGCCCGGCCCCAGGAGGCCTACCACGTGCCGGCTTCATCTTCGAACGTGACATCGTGCTGTTGTCGCGCTTCGGAGGGTTGTCACTCTTCTGCTTGTGCAGACCGTTGTGCGCTCGCATCAGAGCCTGGGTGTTCTTGCCCTGTACGTCCTGCGCATGCATCGTGGACATATGATGACGAACCTGCTTGCCCGTCATCTCCGCGATATCCATCATGCCACCAGTGGTATCACCGCCCCTGTGGACATGCTCTTGGCGCCTCCTGGGCACGCTGCCGTAGCCTGAGTTGCCGGTAAACGTAGGCGTTACGCCGGCAAGGTCAATCTCTTCCGTGTGCGTCATGCTGTGATCCCTCCTTGCTGCAGCGTTTGCTGCCGCCTGCGCGTGGGCTTTAGCTCGTTTAGCTTCCCATTGGGCCATCGCATCACTAGCGGCAGCTTGAACGTCAGGGTGAATGTGACCTGGATGCCCCGGTTTCTTGCCGACTTTAGTTTCTCCACCGACAGGAATACCCTTCGACCACTTACGAACGATACCAACTGCCATTTGGATGGCCGACGAAACACTGCTTGCACTGCCTGCCTCCAGTAGGTCGTGTGCAACGTGCTGGATATAGTAGGGCAACATCATGCCCTTGACGTGCCAAAGACCAGGACCACCAGGTCTGCCGAATGGTTCCGGTACAGAAGTAGCGGTAGGAGTCTCAGCAGTCAAGTCTAAAGCGTGGTCTGTCATCGTCTATTGTTCAGGGAAGGCGCTCCAGGAGCGGTACGCTGCCTAGAACGACGCCGACGAACCTTCTTCGCGATCTGTTCCTGAGCTAAGCCATTCGCTGCGGAGTTCGCAGGGCCTCCAGGAGGTGGCGGAGGCATCTGGTCAGAAGGGGTTAGCTCCTGTTGGGCAGCTTGGGCAACTTGCATACCCATGTTAGTTGCTCCCGCCAGCTGCTGCCGCTGAGGGGCATCAGCGAGAGACTGAAAGCCCTGCGATATTTCGTCGGTATTCATCCCGAGCTGGTCGGCGATGTCCAACGTTAGCTCCTTAACGAACTCCGTCGGCACCTGCAGATTCGGTGAACCCGCGAGGTACTGGAGCAAAGCGAACGACTGCTGCACATCTTGAGCCTGAAGAGGACCCGTTTGGAACTGCGGGATCTGCACATTCTTACCCTTGTTCCACCTAACTAGGTCCGTAACGATGTTCTGCGTGACGCAAGCAGTAAGCTCGGCCGAGTACGCCTTCATTATCGTCATGAAGAAGGCGATCTGGGAAGCAGAAAGTCCGTATGAGCCACGGGAACCGGACGAACCCATCGAGCCGGTTCCCATGGCCCTGGAGGGAAGGTCGGAGAACCCTGCCAGGAGAGACAGTGCGGAGTCACTGTCCAGGTACCCGATCGCTTCCTGGAAGCTGTCAGCGGAGTCAGTGTTATACGGCAGTGGTACGATCTCCGACACCCACTCCTTCGGGATGCCAGCCACTCCTGCGTTCTTCAAAGCTGCAAGAGTCTGAGCCGCCTTCTTGGCGCTTGCATCCGAGTTCGCCAAGACTACCGTACGTGGCAGCGAGAGCACCTCGCAGTACGTGTACCAAAGGTACTTCAACTTCTCCTTGGTTCGGTAGTTATGATAGCAAATCGTCAAGTCCGAGATGCCTTTGACAGGATTTCGATGCTGTCCGTGCACGTAAACACTAGCGTAAGGGATAACGATCGAAACCATCATCGGCTTGCCAAATACCCACTGGTTGAATCCCATCAGGTCACCAGTGCGCTTATCGCGCAACATCGTGCAGGTATCCGCAGGGCGGTAGGCGATCTTGTCGTAGACAACCTGCCCATCCTCATCCTGCTTGAAGACCTTCTCGTGGTATGAGCGCCTCATCACGAACGCACTGGTCATCTGCGCGATGATGAACTCCATCGGCGTCTGCATTCCGCCGTTCGGCGTATCCTTACGCAGGATCTCCTCAACCCACTGCGCGGTCTCGTGATCAGGATTGCCGTCACCAGGAGTCACACGCCACCCCGCACCGATGATCGGCATGGTCAGAACCTGTTCTAAGGATTTCGCCTTACCATCGTGGTCTAACATCTCATTCAGCTGACCCACTGTCGGTTCGCGGTAATCATAAACGAGACCGACGTTCTCGGGCAAGCCAGGCTGGTAACTGAAAACCAAGTCGCCAGCAGTGTAGTCAAAAACAGTGCCGAGCTCTTGCTCATATACAGGTCGGGCATCAGGGTCGATCGGCGGCGCAGAGTACGCCGGGTTTCCCACGGAGGCATTCGGCATCAACGGTGCCGCTGAGCCGCCAGTCGACGATGCTGCCGGAGGAACGTAGTCACTCATGGTGCCTCGAATCCTGAGAACACATAGTCGTCACTTCGGAAAGTAGGTTCGTCGAAGATGTCGTTCGACCACGTGTGAACGTACTGGGAAGTAGTTGCACTATACTCCGCGACATAAGGCGTACCCATGTCGATTCCCAAGTAGAACAACGACATAACGACTGCGTCAGCTGAGTCAGGCGAACGACGGAGGCGCTTCTTGGTCTCCTCCTTCGGCTCGACTTGGATGCGAGCGCCACTCAAGACCTTCCACCGAGGCGCTACCAAGTCGGCGATTAGCTGCTCGTCGGGCGGAAGTGCTAGTCCGATGCTAGTCGTTTTGCTGGGGTCGAGCATCTCACGCACGTTCCACCACGCTGCAGAGCGCAGATTCGGGAAGCTAAACTCACCTTGCCCGTCCATCATATCCGTCTTCGCTGCGGAGTTGAAGCCGATTACCTCGTGACCTTCCTCACGAAGACGGTCAACTACGCCTGCACCCACACCAATCACGTCAACAACAGCGATCGGATTGCCGTGTTGCGACATGCGGCGAGCAAGTCGGAGGGCTGTTGTCTGGGTATCTTGCTGGCCTACACGCTCAACCTTCAGTACGACGCGTCCGACTCGCTCGCTCATGGCGGTCTCATCTTCCCCAAAGCGTGCGACATCGCAGCCGAACACATGAGACCCTACAAGTTCTGTCTCGGGAATGCCAGATCGCTGGTACTCTTCCCACCGCTCGACAGCCTTTTCGATCCAAGGCAGCGGAATGACGCCTGCACCTGTCTGGTCTTGCGGGAAAACGGCCCTTACACGACTCTCCCACAGGGGTGACTCTTGCCAAACCCCATCATCGTCCTTGTAGACACCCCACGAGATCATGCGTTCTGCGACCCATCTTGGTGCAAGAAGCACTTCCCGGAGCTCGAACGGGATCTTTTCATCGGAGAACGGGATCTTGTTGTCGACCATGTATTGCCAAAGGTCGCCAGTCTCGCCCTCAATGTTCGAGACGTGCTTGACTTCGTCCTCAGACATATTCGGGCACGTGAGACCGTCTAGTCGAACAACAGACCAGCCCGATCCAGGCAAACACATTGTCCGGAACGGGCTGTTTGTATCGTCTGGGTTCCCGATCGCCAGTACTCGGGCGTTTTCGTTTGTTGCCAGGGCATCCACTGCGGTCCAGAGTTGCTCTGGGATGCCCGCTGCTTCGTCCACTAGGATGAGAGGATAGCGGCAGTGAATGCCCTGGAACCCTGATTCGTCGTAGTCAGCAGGCTTACGGCCGTACCCGACGAGTTCTTTGCCAATCTTCCATTCAGGCACACGGCCCATGTTGATCTGGCCACTAAGGGATAGTCGGCGGTGCATGCGTTCGATCTCACGCCAGAGGATCGCTGTCACCTGAGGCGAGGTGGGAGCAGTGCTGACGACAAACGCCTCGCCTACTTCGTGCTCGTCTATCCATTGACAAGCAACGGCTGCAGCGAGGAACGACTTCCCTAGGTCGTGACCAGATGGCACTACGGTATACCTATGTCGTTGGACCGACTGCAGGACCCGTTTCTGCCCAGACCAAAGCGTGATTCGGTTACGTGTAAACCAGTCTTCCGGATCACGTACAGGTCCGAACCACTGATGAGCCGTCGCGTGAAGGAGGGTGCGGGTGTCTCTATCCATCACCATCCCCGGGCGAACTGGTGGTCCGTTATATATAAGGGGAGTTCACCCTCGCTCCGCTTCTCCACCGAGGGGCGGTTATGGGGGGTGGAGAAGTGACACACTCGGAAGGCTACTCCTTTCACGACTCAGATTCCGTCGACGAAGCGAGGGTGATGATCGTTTCGTGAGCGAGAGCCCGGACCTCTGGCGCGTCCGGGTCGAAACCAAAACGAAGGCCAAGCGCACGCACCGCGGCGTAAAGCGCTTGGCCTATCATCCTGACCTGCTGCTGTTGTAGCTTGACGTCGGCGTCCAGACCTTCGTCTAGGACGCGATCGACTATGTACTGCGAGGCTTGCAATCGGACGCGTTCCGTTTGCGCATAGGCAGCAAGGTGCGCAATCGATTGCACTGCCAGGATCGCGTGTTCGCGAAGGATGCGAGCGGTAGCCGCCGCTGCGTCCCCGCCATCCATCTGTGCTTCGAACACCAGGGACTGCAACGCTTCACGTGGGTTCCAAATCGCCTCTGGAACTCTCGCCTCATCAGGCACGACAACCAGTTTAATCTGGAATGCTGACCACTTTCAAGTGGTCCTTTTAGGACTCTCCGAAGACTGTTGTCAGTGTGAGTTACGACTGAGTCTGCTGGATTAGAGCGGGCTCAAGTATTATCTGAATGCTCTCGATCAGGTCGAGGGCTTCGTGGTACTGCGCCAAGACCGTCTGCAAGTTGTTCAGGTCTTGTGCGGTTATGAACCCAGAGCTAAGTCGCCCCATGCAGCCGGAGTTCTCAATCTTGAACAGATGCTCACGCATTTGCTGTGTATTCAACGCCATGTGTCACCTCCTTTCGTGCTAGTGGTGGGTGGGTAGGTGGCTAGAGCCAGTCTAGAGCATCTTGGAAGCTGCGGCTTACACGGCTCTGTCGTGCAACCTTAGTGTGTGGGTTCCACTCGAACGAGCCTACGAAGTCGCCGTTAGCGTCGTAGCACTCGTACGTCCAGAACTCGTCAAAGGTATCTGTGCTCTGTCCAGGCTCAGGCGCAGGCGGCTTAACGTGCGCCGTGATTCCTCTTGACGGGAACGTTACGACGTCTGCGTATCTTTGTCCCGTCGAAGCATGTGTATAGTGCTTGTTTGCCATATCACCTCCTCTCTACGTAGCGGTCGGTTGGTGAAGAGCTAGTCTCGAGCGGTAGCTGCTGAGTTCGCAATCCAGCAGCAATAGTCTTCGAGGCTGGGTGCTTCGCCTTGGAAGATAGTGAGATACTCCGTGAGCGACCTGTCGACTAGTCTGTCGAAGCCCTCACGTGAGTACTCGACCTGCGTGATCTCCTCGTACGTCAGGCTCTCGCATAGTCGTACTTCCTGTGCCACGGGTTCTACCTCCTTTCTTTTTCCACAGGGTCATCGATCGTCTACTGCGTATTCAAAAACGGTGCAAAACGATGCAGAACGATGCAGCCGACTACTCTCCCTTTTCCTTGCGTATCTTGACGCGCTGTTTGTACATGACGTCTAGATAAGTTGACCACCAACGCAAGTCATCTGCAATCTGACGCACGTGCGCTGGATAACGATCGAAGCGGATGTGGCGGTATTGGTCATCGCCTAGTCGGTCAACCGCACCAAGGTTCCACATGTCCTCCATTGTACCTTCAACCTCCGTCTCCGTCGGCCTCTTTTGTGTAACAGGGACATTGTCTGCCTCTAGCCGTTCTCGAATCTCATGCAACTGGCGAAACATGGGCGTAGGCGCAAGCTGATCACCCCACCACCTGCCACCGTCTACTTCTTCTGTAGTCAAATGCTATACTCCTCTCAATAGTCGCACCATTGTAACCAAACACAGAGCAATAACCAAGACTTCGATCAGAGCCCATACTATCAACGTTCTAGGCCTCAGGTTCCTACTCCTTCCCTGTGCACGACTTGCCTTGTTATCTGCATGACCCGGAATGCTGTGCAGTTGTGTTCATGGGCATCTTTTATTGCATCCTCAACCGTATCGAACGGCCCGACCCAGTCATCGGTAGCTGCATCCCATACGGCATACTCCACTTGCGGTGGCTCCTGTTCCACTCCTCACCTCCTTTCTTTTTCATCCATATCCATTATACTATGGATTTTTGAATAAATCAAGTAGCCTGCACGGGTAATATTTTTGGGCGTGCTACCAACCCTGAAGCCTCAGGTATGATGACGTTTTCTTTTTCTGACGGCCTGAACCCTGTTCCAGGTATTGAAACGTGATGCCCAGTATTGAAACGTGATTTGTTTCCGGCAAGGTAGGCCCTCCGGCCCATGTCGTCCGTTTTCTATGGTTATCGATCCATTTCATAGCATTTCATTCCATTTCAAGGCATAAGAAAGGCTCTGAGATCATTTACTAGCATCTCAGAGCCTTTCGTTAGCTATTAAGCCTTTTGACGTGCTTTCTTAGCTTCTGAGTACTTCTTGATCCATTTCATAGCATCCTCATGCTTTACTAGCATTTGACCTGTTTCTGATACATATGAAGGGATTAGATTGTTGTTGATGTAGTTGTAGACCATTTGAGGCTTTATCATAGCAAGTCCTTCCATCTCAAGGACTTTGTTGACCTCTTTGGCCAACTTATAGCCTGTCATATCATTTGCTTCCATCTCATATCCTTTCGTTGGATTTAGGAGGTTTTGATGTTGTTTGGTTGGTTCCTCCATAATAACAGTATATTGCATCAACGTAAGAAGAACATGAGAATGCCTTACGAATCAAGTAAGAGTCTGAAAGGCTATGAAATGCTGCGAAAGGCCTTTGGCAAGGTTGCTTACTGCCATCTGGAAGGCAAGCCTACCACGTGACGGCACGCGTCCGTACCGGTGCACGGTACGTCACCTGACCGGGGCCGGTACGTCACCGTTCCAGTGTCGGGTACGGAACCGTTCCGGGTTCCGGTCGGTTCCCGGTCCGGCACGGGGTCGGTTCGGGGTCCGGGTTCTAGTTGGAACCCGTACTCG